AGAAGCGCAAGAAAGCAAAGTCAGCTGCTAAGAAGTACAAGGAGAGTAAGTGATGGATCCTCGTCGTCAAGCACAAAAATTTTTAAGTAACTTTAATTTACAAAACGCAAACGACAAAATTATTCGTTCATCTCAGCTTTCAAGAGATAGTGGTGGCTATGAATTACCTGGTGCTGTTTGGCGACAATTTTCTACCGGAGTAGAACAAGAAGCCAAGCAACTTCCCGTAACAGCACAAAATAATATTATTGCAAAACCAAACTTGCAGGCTTTGCGTCAAGAGAAATTAAATCAAAGAATTGCGGCAAACAAAGAAAACTTAAGAATTCAAGCCCATCAGGCATTATCTTCCAATCCTGCAGTTAAATTAAACACAAACCAGGTTATTAGCGATAGTTGGTTACCTGGACAGGCCAGTGCAGCAGCGCATTCTTACAAAGAAAACATTTTATCTTATGCAATAGAAGCTTCTACTGTTAGAAACATGCCAATTGAAAAAGCTGTTCAAGAAGCGGTCCAAAACGTTTCACCTTCTTCTTACTTAGGCAATGTTCCTTTGAACGCTGGAGAAACAACTCAGATTGCAAACGCAGCCTATAATCCATATTTCAAAACCCTTGTGGAATCAGATCAATTAGGCTACACGCCTAGGGAAGCCCTTGAAATTTACAACAAAACAGATCCACGATTTTTGCATGGAAGTGACAATATTAGAAGACAAGCTAGCCAAGAAACTTTTGATAATGATTGGGAGATGTTCTGAATAACATGATCATGCTTGCTCTGCTGCTTTCATTGACACATCCAGTTGATGACTGGCTTTTGTCATGTGCTCAGTACCAGGCATTAACTCAACGTCTTTACGCAGATCCTTACTTTGAGAGACCAGCAAATCTTAGTCGTAGACAAGAGATCCACGAAATTCTGAAATCACGTACTTCCGACGAATGTATTGAGGTGAACGCATAATGGCTCCCTTTAATCTTGCTGGACGACTTCAAGGAGCACTACAAAGTGCAGCAGGTGAAGCAATGAATATGCTTCCTGATCGAATCAATTTGTTTGCTCGATACTTAACAGGAGTGGGTAATAAAAACTTGAAGTTGGATCGCAGTACTGAACAAGCATTGATTCGAGGGACCGAAAAATATCCAGCAGTAAAAACGGGACAACGCCGTCCAGTTTGGGAGAGCAAAGAAGCCGCAATGAGGGGAGATAAACCAATAAGGACCGAAGAACTTATTGTCCCTGGTTTTGGCCCAGGTTTCCCGGCTTCAGGACCAACAATGCCGTATGGTTCAGGAGAGAAAGCAGTAACGCAAACACTGGGACGTTACAACGCTGAGGTTACTCCAGAAACAGTGCGTGTCAGAGATACTTACGATATGGTAAATGAAGCAGAAGACCCTGATTTGGTCAGTGGAAAATTCCAACCAAGAAAAGCTTTAAACCTTTTAACTGCTACTTTTGTCCCTGGATTCCAGTTTAATTCTGAAACAGGAGCATTGAAAGATAATCGTGAATTATTACCTTCAGAACTAAAAGGTATTGCAGGTTTTCAAAAACAGCTCGCGTATAGAGGTCAAAGCGACACCGGAAGTCCAATGACCGACGTTGCACGTTCTTTAATGTATGCATTGCCAGTTAAATTCAAACCTTATGAAATCGATTACACCATTAAACGATGACTGACAAGGCAATTCAAAAGGGATACACCAAGCGTTACCTTCCAGAGAAGGCATGGGCCTCCTTGTCAAAAGAAGAGCGTGAGGAAACGGATCAAAAGAAAAAAGAAGGAAGTAAAAAAGGAAAACAATTTATTGCCAACACAGAGAAAGCCAAGAAAGCTGGTAAGGCAGCAAGAGCTGCTAAACGTTACCAGGAGAAAAAATGAAAACTAAAAAACTTGTCAAAAATGCTCTCAAACATCCAGAGCTTTATGGACCTGCTGAGCTGGCATTCTTTAAGCGTTGGTTAGACTCGAAGAAGCGGGCGAAGGCTGCTAAGATCAATAAAGATAAAAAGAAAGATAGTTAATGGCTGCCGGGGACGCTAAATCAAGGCTTAAGGAAATCATTGATTCCTACCTCGAGCGAGATGGTGGGGCAATGATCGATACGGGCATTGTGGCGTCCCACCTTGCTCAGATGCGTATGTTCGGCATCCGTCAGGGTGTCGAGTTCTTTCCTGCGCAAGACAATTTTGGTAACCAGCGCAAGGACTTTATTGACCGTGTTATCAAATACAACTCAATTGATACTCGCTTAGATTCAATCTGGGATTACTTTCTGTGCGATGGTCAAGGTCTTTTTTACATCCGTCCTACTAAAAACAATTACCGTCTCTATTATTTCCGTAAGCACGAATATCGTAGTTACTACAACATTGATGGCGAGCTGGATGAAGTTGTAGTCATCTACAGCTACAAGGTACGCAACGGTTTTGGGTACCAGCAAGACATTGAGATGAGCAACGTCAGCGGTCCCATCAACATGGGTAACGGCGCTGCCAAACGCTACATCCGTCTTTCGATTAAGCGTAAAACAATTGAAGAAACTCACTCAGAAGGTGAGATTTCATTCGACACGAACTACCAATCAGTCACTGGCAAGACTAAAAGCTTTAAAAATACACTCGGTTTTATTCCCTGCGTTGAGATCTTCAACAACGTCAAAGGATTCTCCAACGAAGGTTCTGGTGAATTTGACGCGTTAGCAAATCACATTTGTACGCATGACGAGATGGTCCGCACGATGCGGAAGAACATTCAGTTCTTTGGTAATCCAACTCTTCTCTCCTCCAGACCCAAGACTGACCTGATGGAACCGGGAGGTGACACTTCCGTTCAACGTCCTTCTATTGCAGCAAACTCTGGCTTTACTGGTTCTGGTGCTTTGAGCCAATCTCGGTTTAAGGCTGATCCTATTTATCGAGGTGGCTCTGACGGTCAGCTGCGAGTACCAAGGGTTATCGCAAACCTGGAGCCGAATGACCGTGTTGGTTACATCGTTCCTGATGCCATCACTGGTGACCAAAACTCGTTTGCTCGTCAATATCGAGAAGAGATTCGCACCGCTCTTGGCGGTGTTGACGAACTTTCAATCTCTGCTGGCGTCACCGCAACTGAATACAAGTCGTTGTTTGGTCGCGTTGCCGCAACTTCCAAAAAGAAAGCAATTTCAATTTATACCTACGGTATTTGCCGTTGCTTGGAATTAATTCTTTTCCAAGAGGAACGTATTTTCCGTGACACGTTAGCAGCTGCTGCAGGCTTAGAGAAACCTCTTGAGCTTCCAGAGACTGCCACGGAAGAAGATCTTCTCATGTACGACGACGCAATGGCGATGTACGAAGACAAAGTTAAGCAGTTGATGATGGCTTGCTTGAGGACCCAACAGATTCCACCCGGAGTTTTGGGTCTAATTCCTGATGGTGACGTAACAATGCAGTGGCGTTGGTTAGGTCCTGTTTACGAAGATTCGACGCAAGATATCTTAAATAACTCCATTGTTGTAAGAAATCTGCAAGAATTAGGTGTTGATAGCATTGAAGCACTGAAATACCTCTTCCCGTCTAAGACGGATGAGGAGCGGGCCGCGATGCTATCGGGGTTCCCGTTCAGGATGGTGAACGAATTACAGGGTGCATACTCTCAGTTCGCTCGCCTCGTGGGGGGGATGATGCAGACCCCTCACCCGCAATCACCGGACTTACCGATGGCTGCGGATCCGCGATTGGATTTGACCCCATATCTGTATCGCACCCTAGAAGCATTACAAAAGGAGATGAGTTATGCAGGACGCTACCGTCCAATCGATCCCACAGACGAGCCCAGCACCAGCGGCCGTCGCACCCAGCAGCTACGTGGCGGCAGCTCCGGCACCAGCAGCACCGGCGGCACCGGCACCAGTGGCTTATCAAGTGGGTACGAGTTACCCCCAAGCGGTACCTCAGGCAGCCCCCAGCTACCAATCAGCCCCTATTCAGTACGCCCCCCAATCCCAACCGGTGGAAACCTCGGCGGGGAATCCTTGGGAATCGGCGTTCAACAAGGTGGTGAACCTGCTGAGCGCACCAGTCCAGTCCCCGTTCCAGGGTCAACCGTCGCCTCAGACGACCGAGTTTACCCCGGCCAACTACGGACAGCCCAGCAGCCAAGCTACGCAACAATCGGCTCCGCTGACCTGGTCTCCCAGCCAGGAATCCTCGCCCAATTATTCCCAAACCTCCTCGACTCCCTCATTGGAGCAAATCGCGGACCTGGTGGGAATGAGCCAGGAAAGCCGTCAGGTGATGGACGCGTTCGGGATCGAAGCTCCGGCTCTTCTGAACAACTACGCCCTAAACCTCGAGGGTCTGGTGGACAGCGCCGTCGCGTGGGGAAATCGCGCAGCTGACACCATTAAGGGTTACGCCGAATTTGCTGTTGGTGAACACCAAGAGAACCTGGCGTACAACGAGATTCTCACCAACCCCGACGTTCTTAGCGATTACACGCTGAAGTTCTTCGGTCCTGAAGGTCCCTACCCCGTTTACGAAAACGAAGCTCAACTGGAGACCCGTGGTTATCCCACTGCTCCGGTGAATAACGCGATGGCTCAACTGAGCGAAATGCCCGCTCCTCCCGCCGCTGCTGCTCCTCAAGCACAGGGCGATTTCTGGGGTGGCTTTAGCGAGCAGATGGCCCGTGATCCCCAAAACGCCTGGCGTCTTCTGAACCAGGCTCAACCCCAAGCCGTTGCAAACAAATTGTTTGTAATGGAGTGATAAGTATGTCGGTGATTGAATAAATTACCGACTGCTAAAATTTGTGTTAGATAAGACATACCAATGTCTGAATCTTTCACCCATTAAACACTTCCTGCGACACTGGAGGATAAAACAAAGTGTTCATCGATAACGATTTTCCAAAGATTCTTGGTGCGGAACTCTATCGTCCCCACCCTGCTTACATCGCGGAAATGGCGGTTGAGCCCGTGGTTGTCCACGACTTCACCCGTCAGCCTGGTCAAACCGTTCAGCTGGATCGCTACAAGTTCTGGGGAACCCCTGGTACCAAGGACAGCCGCGAGCGTATTGCTGACCAGACCATTGGTACTGCTAACAGCCGCAACATCACCAAGGAGAAAGTCCTGGTGGTGCTTAAGGAATACACCGGTCCTGCGGACCCGGGTGATCCCACCCAGCCCAGCACCTTCAAGATTGCTCGGGAAACCCTGGTTACCGCCCAGCGCCTGCTGCTGGACACCGGCAACCTGAACATGTTCCACCAGAGCATCGGTTCTCTGACCCTGCTCGACGACTATCGCCGTTGGCGTGACCGCGTCTTCATTGACGAACTGGCTAAAGCTGAAGCCAACGGTGCCGCCTCTGGTTCCCAGGGTGGTTACTACTTCGCTGGTGGTAAGACCAAGGATTCCTCTGGTCGTATCTCCTACACCGGCGATGAGTACACCGCTCAAGTCCAGCAGTTCTCGGTTGCTACCGACCTTCTCACCACTGTTAAGGACCTGCGTAAGCGCAACGTTCCTACCTTTGCTGATGGTCTGTATCGCTGCATCTGCGATCCCACCTTCATGATGCACCTGCGTCGTGATCCCGACTTCCGTGAGATCGCTCGTTACGCTGGTAATCCTGGTCAAGGCATGTACATGGGTAACCCCATGATGCCTAACAACTCCAGCTTCTACATGGGTCCCCAGGCTGGTCAGGCCTACTTCCTGGCTGGCGAACCTGTGATGCCTACTGGCGTTCAGTTCGAAGGTGTGAAGTTCTTCGAGTCGACCAACTTCCCCTCCAAGAGTGTTACCGCTTCTTTCGACGGCGGTTCGAGCTTCGGTTCCCAGGAAGTTGCTCAGGGTTACTTCTTCGGTCCTCAGTCTGTTGGCGTTGGCATCGGCGGCCCGAACGCTCAGGTGCTCATCAACAACAACGACGACTTCAGCCGTTTCATCATCCTGATCTGGCAACTGTACGCTGGCTTCGAGATCCTGAACAAGGACTTCGTCACCACCGCCTACAGCTTCGTCTCTGATGACGGCGTGCTCTGATAATTAATTGTTACTTCATTACATAGGTAAAGATAATGACCTATTTGTCCTCTAAGAAGATCTACCCGGGTAACTGGGCAGAGCCTCTGAACGGCTGGTACAAGAACGTTGATACCAACGATTCCGGTACCAACAACGCTTCGAAGGGCGGCCCCACTGCTGTGTTGGCCGTCCCCGGTTGGAAGTACTTCCAGCAGCGTGGTTACGTCGCTGTTACCGCCACCTCTGGTGGTGGTGCAGTGGCAGAAGCCAGCGTGATCGTTCCTTCCCCCTACCGGAATGACGACACCCGCCCCAACATCACCGGCATGGTGATCTCTGGTGACTCCACCACCCCCGCTTACGTCTACCGCGCCACCCTTTCCGTGGCTTCCGGTTGGGGTGATGGCCGCGTTGCTTCTGGTGTGTATGCTGCCACCGGCAACGTGATCACCTTCTGCCGCGATTCCAGCGGTCCTGTGGCTTCCACCGGTGTTGGTGAAGCCATCGGCCAGGCAAACCTGACCTCCACCACCTCTGGCTCTCAGGCTGGCGAAATCTTCTTCGCTGCTGGCTCGGCTGCTTACAGCACCCTGCCTTTCCTGACCGCTACCGGCGCTGCTGGTGTGGTGCAGTCCGGCGTTTATCGCGAGACTTCCTCTGCTGAAACCTTCAAGGTCTTCGCCCGTGGCACCGCTACCGGCCTGACCACCTCTGGCGGTTTCTACATCTCCAGCGGTGACTCCAATGCCAGCAAGACTGGTTACCTGGTTGTGGAAGTTTGCTACATCCAGCCCGATGTTGCTGCTGGTTACGAAGATATCGACGGATATCTGGAAGGCCGCACTGTTAGCTGAATAAGTTAAACTAGGACCAGAAATTATCTCTGGTCCTTATGCTTTACCAGCACAAAAAGACTGGCACACGAGTAAAAGTTGTTAGCGAATGGGATGATGGCGATTGGTTCATGGTCGAAGACCAGGACGGTCGCCTCTTCACTGCTTACAAAACTGAGCTTCAGCCAGATGAAGAAGCAACCAAAAAGGTTAAAACGCTTCAGGTAAAAGATAAGGCAGCCAAAGAAGAACCCCGTTCCTTCCCGCCTGATACTCGCCTCAACATCAATGGGGCGACCGCCCAGATGATCGCAGATCATATTAAGGGCATCGGCCTTAAGACAGCTCG